GTGATTTATAATTTCTCTGATCCTGAACTGACCGCTAGTATCTATAGTATTCAGACTGATATTCGTAACGTCACGACGACTAGAGTTGTCTTGTCATATGACACGACGGGCATGGAAGACAGTGATGACTTACAAATTATTGTTGATGACTTTGAAGAAACTGTAAAACCAGCAGAAACATATAACGACGCTGTAAACAAATCTAAAGTTTCTCAACCACAGTCACAGATTGATACTGACTTTGAGTATGGAACACAGGATACGAAATGGGAAGCGTTGGCAATGGTCAACAACAATCCATTTGCATATAAGTCCCAAACACCTATTGTAATTACAGAAATTCAAACTACTCCTGGTAGTAGAGAGATGGCAGTCTCTTGTTCTACACCGCCAGGTGCTGGTACTGCTATCTACATGCAAGACGCTACATTCCCTGGTGCAAATGGTGTCTTTATTATTGATAGTATTAGTACAACTGGTGCATTTGTTGGATTCAAATACACTGCAAAATATGAGTGGCCATCAGGAACTGGTGGTACAAACATTTACGATGCTGCTAGAACTGCTGTATATTCTGGTATCCATTTCACTGGATCTGATCTTGGTGGAACAATTACATTGTCAACACCATCCGCAGGTGTCATGTCTGGATCTGTCCAGGTAGACACAACACAAGCACATGGTCTAGAAGTTGGTAATGAAATTGCTATTGTTGGATCTGCTGGTACTAATGTTAATGGATCTTGGGTTGTTGCTAGAGTAGAATCTCCAACTAGATTCTATTATTATCCAGATGCAGCACCTACTGGATCTGTTGCAACAGGAACTATTAAACTATATCCTAGACCACAGGGTAACTCAATTCACAGAGCATTTGACGGTGGTGTTAAGTTCTCTACCAATTCATTCTCCAAGAACCAGCAAGCAGTTAGACAGACAAAACGTTACTTCAGATATCAGTCTGGTAAAGGTGTATCATTCTCCACTGGTTCTATTCTAGAACCTGCTATTGAAAACTTAGATAGCATCACTGCATCTGGAACTGATGTTACTGTTGTGTCAACTGATGCACACAATGTTACTAGAGATACAGTTGTCAGAGTTCAAGGTGTAAATGACAACAACTACAACGGTACATTTAATGTTACTAACGTTGTTGACCCATATACTTTCCAGTATGCTGCTGACAGTTCACCAACAGATTCAGAAGCAGCGGGAGAATATACTATCACTCCAGTTAATTCTTATGGAACTAAACTAGAGATCGGTATGATGGACCAGCAGAACGGTATCTTCTTCCGTTGGGCAAGTGGTAGTCTTAGTGTTGTTCGTAGAACTTCTACGTTCCAATTATCTGGTAGATTAACAGTAACAAATGGTAGTACATTGGTTTCTAGTTTTGCAGGTCCCAATCTACAAACAACCAAGTTTGCAAAGCAGTTGAAACCAGGTGACTATGTTGTCATCCGTGGTGCTTCCTATCGTGTTGATGGTATTATCTCTGATACACAGATGGTTATCTTCCCTGACTATCGTGGACCATCAGCAAGTAATGTACCTGTCACTAAGACTGTAGAAACAGAATGGAATCAGGGAGACTGGAACATTGACCGTTGTGATGGAACTGGTAAGACTGGATACACTCTTGACCCAACCAAGATGCAGATGTTCTACATGGACTACTCTTGGTATGGTGCTGGTTTCGTTCGCTGGGGTTTCCGTGCATTGAATGGTGACGTTATCTACGCTCACAAGATTCCTAACAACAACCAGAACACTGAAGCATACATGAGATCTGGTAACCTACCAGCTCGTTATGAAGTTAATACTATTCCACCAGCAACTGTAGCTTCTAGGACATTTACTTCTGGTGATAGCACTTTGTATATTGCGGATGCACCAACACACTTCCCATCATCGGGTACATTAAGAGTCAGACAAACTACTGGTTCTACTGCTGGTACTCAGGAATATATCAATTACACTGGCAAAGTTCAATTCCAACAGGATGTTATCGCTGTTAGTGCTGCTGGTGACACGATTGAAGTTGCATCCACAACTGGTCTATCTCCTGGTGGACAGCAAACAATTACATTTGATACTCCGTTCTCAAACATTGTTGCTAAAAAAATCTATTATGTTGCAGCAGTTCCTTCTGCAACTACATTTAAAATTACAGACACGATTGGAGACGCAACTGGTATTGCACTAACTGATGCAACAGGTTCTGCACTATCTCCATTGTCTCGTGCTAGTGCTGGTTCTTTCACTGGGTGTTACTAGAGAACAGGCAGGTGCTTCTGGCATTAACTTAACCATGGCATCTGGAACTTCTGGTGGAACTGTAAGTTCTGGTACAGGTATTCAAAAAGGACAGAGAGTATATGGATCTGGAGTTCCTGCTGATACATTTGTTCACAGCATCTCTGGTGTTTCTATCTCATTGAGCAAGGCAGTTACTTCTGCTAACCCAACTAATGTTACGTTTGCTCCACTTGGTGCCGCTGCTGCACAAGGATTTACTTACAGTACAACACAACCAATTAGTGTTGAACTTCTAGAAGCAACGTCTGTGCCACAGATTAGTCACTGGGGTTCTTCTGTTATCATGGATGGTCGTTACGACGATGACCGAGCATATGTTTACACGGTTGGAACTAGAACTGGTAGAGAAATTAACTCTGGTCAAACGAAAGCATTGCTAGCTATTCGTACCTCTCCATCTGTTGACAATGGTATTCCTGGTAACTTTGGTGCTAGAGAACTAGTCAATAGAATGCAGTTGGTTCTAAACTCTTGTGAGATCTCAACCAACGGTGCATTGTTTGTTGAACTAATTCTTAATCCTAATATTTCAGACACTATTGTATGGGAAAATGTTGGTGGTACATCACTAGCACAATATGCAGAACTTACTAACATTGTTGACGGCAGTGGTAGAATTAACGGTGAACTAATTGGCGGAGAAGTTATCTTCGGATTCTACGCTGATACTGGTGTTGCTGCATATGATCTTGGACAAGTTAAAGAACTATCTAACTCCATCCTTGGTGGTGGATTCTCTAACTTTGAAGCTACAACAGCACCCAATCCAACAGGTACTTTCCCAGACGGTCCTGAGGTATTAGGAATTCAAATCACTAACATTGCTGGTGGTCGTGGTTCTAATAGACGTGCTGCTGACGTTAGAATTTCTTGGACAGAGGCACAGGCATAAATAAAGTTGCCTAACTTTAATAACATGACTGACACAAAACCAGTCGTGGTTGAAGAGAAGGATAACGATGAAGATAAAAGTGAAGTTCTTGGTAATCTAGTGAAAGTTGTAGTCCTTATTTGGTCTGCATCCCTTCTTACATTCAGCTACGTTCGCTTGCCTAATGGTCAAAAGATTTTAGATTTTGATCCAACCTTCATCGCCTCGGTGTTTAGTGGATCCCTAGCTGCGTTTGGATTGTCTCCTGCCAAGAATGGATCTGCTCCTAAGAAAGCACCATCTATTGGTAAAAAGGAGGAACAAAATGCAAAAGTTGATTAATGCTGTAGCACTTCTATCTGGACTGGTATCTCTATCAGTTGTAGGTGGAGGTGCATATCTTTATATGAATAAAGATGTTCTAGTAGAAAATGCTAGAGAAAAAATTACTGTGGCAGTTACTGAAGCAGTGACAGGAGCACTTCCTAGTCTAGTTGATAGTGCTGTACCAAAGATGCCTACTGAGACAGGTCCCGCGTTGCCATTCTAACCATGAACAAGATTAAGATTGCTGCCATTTCTCTTGGCGGTGTAGTTGCTGTAGCACACATTGGATTGCTAGGTTATGTATTGAGACCGCAACAGCGGGTTCATGAACCACCTGCTTTTAATATCCCTAATGGTCCTTACTCTTCTTATAAAATTAAGGCAGGTAAGGATGGTTATGAGATTGAATTTCGTGCAGATGATCCGAAAATTCTAGAGTCAACTAGATCTCTTGATCTTGATAAAGAAAAGAGAGGACTCTTTGGTGGTGGTAGAGAACAACGTACAGAGTATCGTAGTGATCAGTACACTAGAGAAGGAACCCGTAACATCGGGGGAGGTGAAATAGGTGAAGTGGGAAAGACAGGAGGTGTAAGCGCAGAGTGTTTAGTGGCGGACGCTGGAGCACGATCACAAGGTGCAATGGCAGGTAGTGCTATCGCTGCTGGTGTTGCTGTGCCTGCACTATCTGGTATACCATACATTGGATGGTTGGCAGGTGGATGGGCTCTGCTGCTAGGACAGAAAGCAGGTTCTGAATTAGGTTCACAAGTTGGTACTGTTTTTAATGATTGCTGATGGACATTCCTGATATTAGAATTAAAGGAGGGAATATTGATATCATTCAGATTCCCTTCACTCCTGATTATTTGTTAGAACCACCTCAAGCATTACAAGTCCCAGTTCCCATCACAACACAGATCGGTGTGCCAATCGTGGACATCCCTGGTTGTGTTGAGGCACATGAAGTGAACGAAAATAACATGCTGGAAGGAGATGATCCTAAAGGTGTGAAGGTTTATTGTGATGGACAGACACCATCATTCAATCCCATTGATTATAATGAGGAAGATCTAAAGTTCACAGGAGAGGCACAGGTGCCTCCTGTAAGGGCACCAGAAAAACCAGAAGTAAAATCACCTGAAGTACCAAAGAAGGTTACTACAGCGGAAATAAAGTGCCCTACAGAAGTGCAGAGAATAGAAGCACCTGTAGGAACACTAACTGATGCTGGTAAGAAAAAAATTGTAGAGTATAGAGTTGTTGAAAAACAGTGTGTTGCAATCAAAGAAGATTTGCAGATTATTGATCAGGTTGTCAAAGCAGTTCCATCTTTAGGACAGGTTACAACTACAGCAAGTATCACTATCATTGCAACTGCTGCAGCAACTGCAACACCATTCTTATTGAAAGCTGTTAAACCAATCGTCAAACAGATAATTAAAAAGATAAAGAAAGCACTAGGAAAAGAACCTCCTAAGTTATCTGCTAGTGAGATTCGTGCTAATAAGTATAGAGAAAAGAAAGGGTTGCCTGAACTCAAGCAACCCAAAAAGAAAAAGAAGTAATTACTTACTAGGAATAGAGTGAACGTGTGGTGTAATAAAGTTCTTACCTACTACTTGTACATCAGCACAGATCTGTGCATACTTTGTACCAGGAGCAAAGCGAATTCCTTTCTGCAATAATTCTCCACAATTTTTAAGTCTCGCGATCTCAAAATCTAATCTTTTATTAGCATTTTGTTGTTGCATCAATGCAATGTTTGCTTGTGCTGCATCTTTACAAAGTTGCTGTAGTTTCTTATCCTGTGGTCTAGACCA